TTGTTTCATCACAAATAACTACGAAGTCGAAGATACCTCTCTTCGCTTGAACATCCCTTAAGAATGGTTCAACTATATTTACAAAGTTTGTCCTTGTAAGTTCATCGTTGAACTCAAATAGTTGATCCTTCGCAGCGGCTGCGATAGCATCTTCAAGGTAGATGAATAATCTACGAACGTTGATGCGATCAAATGCCGAGGATTTGCCAAATGCGGTTTTATCACCGAATAAGATAATTCCTGCTCCAGGAGAATTAATTACTGGATTGATTCTGTTTGAATACAGAATGTCTCTCTGCTTCTTACCTGGATTGTACACCAACTTAACTGCGTTAAGAATAGCACCTCTTGCTGTACCCGCAGGTGAGAACCAAGGGAACTGTTCAAGGCTTGTTCTAGCACATGTTCCAGCAATGTCGCCATTTAATGGAACATATCTAAATGTGTTATTGAAGCGGTCATACATGTACTTGTAACCACTATCAAGAACTCCATAAGTTGATGATGTAACTGGTGAGTAGAATTTAACTACATTCTCAGTTATTGTATCAATATTATTAACCGTTGTTGCGGTTCCATCACTAGTTTCATTTAAGAATGCTCCTCTGTATGGAGAAACAAATGCTACACAATCCTGTCTTCCTTCAGCAACAGCAATTACTTTTTGACCAAGTGCTCTTGCTTTATCTAATGTGTAATCTGCGGATCCCATTAGAATGAAATCAACATCAGTTTCTTCTGCGTTATCAAATAGTGTATATCCACTAATGATATCGTCTAATCCACAGTTGAAAGCACCTTCAGTATTAACCGCTTTCTTTATAGCAGTGTCTTCTTTACCACCATATAAAGTACCTCCAGTTAATCCATAACCAACGTTACCGATACCTGAGAAGTTAACACCTTGTGCTGGTTGATTCCAACCATTATCACTATCTTGCTCATAAACTGTAGCACCATTTTCACTGAATGAAACTGTGGCAATTCCAACAGGCATCTGTCCAGCGAAGATATACTTAGAATTAACTTCTATGTACTTCCTCCAGAATGAACTACTTCCTACTGAATATTCAGCATCTGATGCTTTAGAAAGAGCTAAATGTTTCTCTAGAATAGTTCCAGCATTTCCTGTGATAACTCCTTCATCGTCAATGACAACAACGTGAACTTCATCGAATCTACCACCTCTTCCAGCAACATATGATGATGTGCCAGGTTTGTTAGCTACCTGACTCCAATCATATGATCCAACAGATAAGTTAATTTTTTGAGATTCAAACCAATCATACTCACCAGTATACTGTTGAGTAGTCCATGCTGCTGCTTGACCAGCAGTATGAATAGCAACCTTTCCTGAGTGAGCTGCTACAATAGCAGCTGTTGGTTCTGGGAATGCGTAAGTACCATTCTGCTGATAATCTACTGGGGATATTGTTCCACCAACAGAAACATGATTTACTAGTTTTACTGCTACTGAACCAATTCCTGTAACAGCATCAGTTGCTACTATTTCAGAAACAACTCCAGTATACATTCCATCAAGAATGCCAGTTTCTCCAGTTTGAATATTTGATGTGTAAGAGATCAAACCATGTGGTACTGCTACAGTTACACCCATACCAACGGCAACCGTTGATGTACCATCGGAAATTTGAATTCCTTGTAGAACTTGGTCTGCTCTACCATCTATCATTGCTATTTTGAGTGAATTACCCCAAGTACCTGGTGTATTCGCTGCAAATGTTATTCCTGTTATTGGATTTTCGTCGTATCCAAGTTGTTGATAATGCTCTCTTCCTTTTATCTTAACACTAGTCGCAGCACCAACTCTACCATTTCTTAGTAGTTGGTCATCTGCTCTAACGACACTCAGAGTTCCACCGTATGCCAAATATGATGAAGCTACTAGCCAATGCTCGTAATGCTTATCAACTGAATATGGTTTACCAAAAGTTTGGAGAAGATCATCCTCACTTTCAATCAATTGTGGATCTCCAACAGGTCCCTTTTCAAATGGGGCGACAAGTGCTCCTGTCGATCCACTTGTAGGATCCACTCGTCCGATTGTTAAATCAACCTCTCTTATTACAATACCAGGAGATGCTAAATTTAGTGGCATCTTGTTACTCTCCGAGTCTCAGATTATTGCTGAAATTATTTATGGTTTGGTGTGTTTCTATCGGGGAAACCATGCGTGAACATTACCAATCAGGATATTGCCAATCAATATTCTTCTTTTTAGATTTTCTATTATTAACTATTCTTTTTACTGTACATACTTTACATTCATAAGAATATGCTGATGGATATGTTCTATCTTTACGTGTTAGGTAAAAATCTTCCATCAAGTCCTTAACTTTACCACAACTTCTACACTTCCGTTCTTTTAAGAGTAAATGATCTAATTCTATTTGATCTTCAAAATCCATCTATTGGTACAAGTAAGTTGAAATAATATATTTCTTATTTTTATTAGGTGGAACTCCACGATGTATAAAATTCCAAGTAGCTGGAAACATAAGTACTCTTCCTGCGGATGGTCTAACTTTTTTACCACTAATAAACTCTGTGTATCCACCTCCACCAATACCAATATCATTTAAATAAATTAACATCGCTATCATTCGTACATTACCTGTTTCTGAAATAGCAAAATCATCATGCCAATGAAAATATCCACCTGGTTCATATCCTTTTACATTATATCCACTATCAGTAAAACCAACACCATGAAATGGTCTTGGTCTTGGACTTAATTTATTAAAAAATGTATAAGAATAGTCGATATATTCTTGAATCATATCTGTAACAGTATGGCATAGCATATTATCAATATCCTTCCATTCTTCATGTTCACTGATTGATAAATCTATAGAGTTTTTCAGACTAGAGTCTACTATCTTCTTATCAGATCCTATTCCAACCATTCCATGTTGTTTTCTATTATCACTCTCATATCTATTAATAATATCTTCACATATTTTTTTACTTATAACATTATCTTTAACATAAACAAAATCATTTAGATTCATCATCTATAATCCCACATGTATGATCTATCTCCGTACTCATCAGTATGCCATACATCACCCTCATTGTCAACAAATGTAGTATCATCTAAACCATCAGCAACAAATCCAAATGGAGCCATATCCTGTTCTATTTGATTCTTCTGTTCTTCATAAATTCTCTTCCGAACATCATTGTCCGTCATTTCTTTAAAATAATCCTGTGCTACTACCCAAGCAAATATAACAAGGCACATAGCAAGATCATCATTACAACCTTCCTCTGCTTCAAATGAATTGTGCTTTTGAGCAAAGGTAGTTAGTTCTGATATAATCTCATAATCACTAACTAATATCTTATCATCTTCAAGCATAGTTTTCAAATTAGAACAACCCAACTTTTTAACTGCTGCTGTTGTTCTTACACCTAACTGACATTTCTTACCCGAAAATCCTTGACCAACAATCTGCCCATTTCTTCCTCTCATGGATGCCATAAGAAGATTATCATACTCTAAATCATATTGAAGAATACTTGCAACCTGATCTCCAATATCATTTACTTCTACTAATACAAATGATTCATTATATCCCTTTGCCACATCATGTATGATATTGGGAAATAGCATAGGTTTGATTTCATTATTTCTATACTTTGCTACAACCTTATATGGGAAATTTGTAATATCAAAAACTATAAAGGCAGAATAATCATTACCCAATCCACGAGCAACGTCAACTGTCATCATATAATTATGTTCTGGAATTGGATTTTCATATACATCCAATCCAGCATTTCTGTTTAATGGATCGTCATATGCTAAAGTTTTAAGTTTAGAAGCTGAAATTAAAGTATTAACAGATCCTAAGAATTCACATTCAAACTCAACTTTAAATTGTTGTTCTGATGTATTGGCAATGGTTTGTTCTTTCCACTCACCATCTCTACCTGGAACTTCAGACCAATGTACTTCTGTGGGAACATAGTCATTTTTATCTCTTTCAGCATCATGCCACATACGATAGAAATGATTCATACCTCTTGGGGTAGAAACAATAATTACTTTCGTACTCTGTCCAGAAGTAATAGTTGGATAAACGGAAGCAAAGAAATCATCAGCAATGTGATTCGGGA